AGGGCATAAATGCGCCTGACGAGCGCGGCCTGCTCTTCGTTGATGACCGGCTGACCGTTCTCGCCGCGCTCAAAGCCCAGGAAGTTCTTGTAGGCCATGCTGACCTTGCCCTCGGCGAAGCGCGCGCGCTGGCCCCAGGTCACGTTCTGGCTGAGGTTGCGGCTCTCCTCCTGGGCGATGGAGCTGAGGATGGAGATGGTGAGCTCAGCGCTGGGGTCGAAGGTCCAGAGGCCATCCTTCTCGAAGTAGACCTCGACGCCCCTGGCCTTGAGCTCACGGATGGTGGAGATGGAGTCAACGGTGTTCCTGGCAAAGCGCGAGATGGACTTGGTGACGATGAGGTCAATCTTCCCCTCCAGGGCATCGGCGATCATCTTTTGAAAGCCCTTGCGCTTGCGGATGCTGGTGCCTGAGACGCCCTCATCGCTGTAGAGCCCGACAAAGGCCCAGCCCTCGTGCTCCTTTATGAATTGGGTGTAGTAGGCCATCTGCGCCTCATAGCTGCCCAACTGTTCCTCATTGTCCGTGGACACGCGGGCATAGCCGCAGACCCGGCGAACAGCGGTCTTGGACAGCGGCGCCGCGGTGTGCAGGCTCATGGTGGGCGGGATGAGGGTTACGCGGGTTGTTTGCATGGGGTGTTTCCTTTCCTGAGGTTGCGTTCACGGGCTTCCTGCTTCATTTCAGCGGTCCAGCTCTCACTGCGTGAGCGGTTCTGCCAGGCGGTCTCAAACACCTGACCGTCCGCAAGCACAAGCTGCAGGGTGGAAGGCGAGGTCACCTGAATGGCTGCGACCCGCGCCTGGAAGGCCTGGGCGTCAAAGCGCTGCCAGCCCAAGGAGTCGCAGATGAATGCGAGCAGCACCTGCTCCGGGACCTGCCTGGCCGGGCAGGCGTCGCGGCCCTTGCGCAGGTAGGTGGCGCACTGCCACTTGGGCTGGCCGCCGCGCATGACCCTGGAGAAGGGCTTGCCGCAGTTCCTGCATAAGACCTTGCCAGATAGTGGCTGGGAGATGGGCGGCTTGAAGGCGATGTTGTTCTTGAGCCGGTTGCGCTCGATGAGCTGCTGGGCTTTTTCAAAGGTCTCCGGGGTGACGATCCCGGGGTGCGTGCACTCGGCATAATACCGCGGCAGCTGGCCCTGGTTGCGCACCTGCTTCTTGGTGATGTGGTCTGTGACATAGCGCTTTTGCAGGAGCGCATTCCCGGCGTACTTCTCGTTCTTGAGCATGCGCATGACGCGGTTGGCGGTCCAGGCGCCGCCTTTGAGGGTGGGGGTGTCCTGCTGCCTGAGTGCCGCGGCAATGGCTTCACAGCCCAGGCCGTCCAGGTAGGCATCAAAGATCCAGGCAACCACGGCGGCCTCTTCCGGCGCGATGGTGACTTTTCCTCTGTGCATGCGGTAGCCGTACATGAAGTGGAAGTTGACCAGCTCACCCTTCTTGAAGCGGCTGCGGATGCGCCATTTGCAGTTTTCGCTGACCGCGCGGCTCTCCTCCTGGGCCACGGCGGCGAGGAGCGTGAGGATCATCTCGCCCTGGCCGCGGTTGGAGTAAAGGCCTTCCTTTTGAAAGAAAACGCCGACCCCAAGCTCCTTGAGCTCCCGGGTGGTCTTAAGCAGGGTGACAGTGTTGCGCGCAAAGCGCGAGATGGCCTTGGTGACGATCAGGTCAATCTTCCCCTCGCGGCAGTCCCGCAGCAAGCGCTGGAACTCCGGGCGGTCGTCCTGGGTGCCGGTGACAGCCTCATCGGCATACACGCCGGCAAAAGCCCAGCCGGGGTGGTGCTGGATATAAGCGCTGAAGTAACTGACCTGTGCGGAGAGCGACTGCAGCATGGCGTCCTTGCCGGTGGACACGCGGGCGTAGGCCGCGACGCGGACCGTCTTGAGCTCCGGGGCCTTTGCGGGCAGCACTTGCTTTACGCTTGCCATGCTTCATCACCTCCCTGGCAGGTCGCATGTTACCTCTGAAAGCGCATTGTATCCAGTCAATTCTGGGGATATAAACCCTCCAGAACAGGATGAAAACGATGGATCAGGCGCGCTTGGACCACTGTGAAGTCATCTTCCGTAATCAGCCCTTCACCCTTGAGCTCCTGGACCAAGGCCAGGGCGACCCGATAGCGGAACTCCCGCTGCAATTGCTCGGTCGTCATGCGGACAGTGCCCCCTTCCCAAAGCGGCTGGCGATGTAGCAAGGGTGGCTGCAGTACCGGCGCTGAGTACTGTAGGAGAAGAATTGCCTGTCACAGTGTGAGCACAGACGGGCAGTGCCCTGCTTGCGGCGCTGGTCAGGGTGCTTGCCCCACCAGCTCGTGCGGCAAAGGGCAGAGCAGAAGCGCTTGGTTTGAGGATGCGCCTGTGTGTTGAGGGCTTGCCCGCAGTGCGCACAGTGCCCGGCTTGTGTCGCTTGCCCGGGCCTGATGTTGTTCCGGCTGCAATAAGCCTTGATTGTTCCAAGCGGGATGCCTGTGGCCTCGCTGATTTGCGCATAGCTGTCACCGCGAACCCGCAGCGCACGCACCTGGTCTTTCTGGGGTATGGTCATGCTTTCACTCCTTTTGAGGGTATGAAAAAGGCCCCGCAAGCACGCAGCCTACGGGGCGGGGGTGGGAGAGAGGCTTATTCGGTCTCAGGGGCAGTGTCTTCAGGGGTGTCCTTCTTGTGAAGCTGGGCCAGGACCGCCTTGAGCCGCTCGGGCACAGGCAGGCCCATGTGCGCAGCGTTCTCCAAGATGGAGAGCCCCTCATTGGAGAGATAGAAGCAAATGACGGCAGAGCGTAGGCCGGTGCCGGTGCCAATGACGTGCAGGTCCACGATGTGGGAGATGCCGACCAGGCAGAAGATGATGATCTTGCGAAAGATCCCCTTAAAGCCCACGGCACTGGAGAGCTCTTTGTCGAGGATCGCGCGCATGACCCCGGTGATGTAGTCCAGGACCACGAAGATGATAAGGGCGATGAGCAGGCCGTCCAGACCGCCTAAGAAGTAGCCTAGCCACCCGCCAATGGCGGCGATGAGGATCTGGACCCGGGACCAGAGGGTGTGAATGTGTTCCATGGATGAACCTCCTTCAAATAAAAAGACCGCGCCTGCGGTGAGTGGGAGCATGGGTCTGGCGTTGGTTACCGAGTATGCTTAGATGGCGTCAGCGAGGGCGAGCAGTTCTTGTGCCAGGGCGCGCAGTCGGTCGGACAGCTCAGTGGCTTGTGAACTGCCCACCTGCAGTGCCAGTCGTTGCTGCAGGGCTGCCTGCTCTTCCTCGCCCCATTGCCCGGTCAGCGGGAAGCCCTGGTCGTCTTGGAAGCGTTCAACTGCTTTTCGGGTGGCAGGGCCAAAGATGCCGTCAGCGCCGTGCTTGCCCAGGTCAAGGCCTAGGGAGAGCAGGCCAGACTGCAGGGCAAGGACCGCTTCACCACGGTCGCCCTGGCTTAAGATGGTGCCTTGATTGCTCATGGGTTCCTCCTTGATGGGGGTGATGATATTGTTGTTGCTGTAGTCAACGGCCTTGAGCCAGCCGACGTGCGTCCAGGCGTTCTTGAGGGTGGAGGCAGCGACCTTTCCCCTGGAGCTGCTGGCGTGCACGACCTCATAGCGACCGCCGGTGTACCAGCCGACATGGTTGGCATTGCCCTTCTTGTCCTTGTACTGGGGCGGCTCCCCACCATCCTGCCGGACAATGAAGAGCACAGCGCCGGGGACCAGGCGACCGTCCTTGCGCGCCTGGTTCATGGTGCCCACATAGCTGCAGGCGTTGCGGAACATATCATTGGACCCGCGGTAGGAAAGACGGCCGCCCAGTGCGCGGACAATGGCTTCTATGAGCCCCTGGCAGTCAGCGCCATCGCCGTCCAGGGTCTCCTTGCCCAGGATGTAGGGGATGAAGTCACCGTCCAGCTCGTCCATGGCAAGGTTGGCGCAGGCTTGTGCGGTGGGCTTGCTAGCCATTGCTGGACACTCCTTCCTGGACCTCCTCAGCCTGTTCACCGGCTTGTTTCTGGATCTTGAAGATCAGGTCCGCCGAGCGCTTGAAGGGCAGTTTCACCAGCGCGTCCAGGAGCAGTTGTGCCTCGTTGGCAGTGAAACAGAAGATGAGTTCTTTCATGGGTTCCTCCTTTAAATGGCTTGTTTCCAAGTGCCGCCGATGTTGGTCCAGAGCACGCCTTTGCGCCAGGTGCCGGCGACATTCACCCAGGGTTCACCTTTTCGCATGCTGCCCGCGACATTCACTGAGCAGCTGCCTGGGGTGTAGGTAATGGTCCAGACCGGGTGATAGGACTTGACCATGAGATAGCGCAGGACCATGCCCGCAACCGGCGCCCAGATGAGGTACCAGGTGCTGGCTGAGCCAATGGCGGACTTGAAAGCAGCGCCGTTAAAGTTGCCAACGGTCATGGTCTGGGATGCACCGCCTGAGACCAAGGCCCAGGTGCCGATGCTGGTGGCGCTGGTGATGGTGTTGCCGGCCACGGTGCTGTCGGCGGTGACATAGAGCGTGCCGTTCATGGCAGCGGTGCTGACCGGGTCCACAACGCAGGACAGGCCGGTGATGGTGCCCAGGTCCTGGATGCCGCCGACATTGAAGGTCTCTCGGATGTGGAAATTGTTACCGATTTGCTGGTTGGTGCCGGAGCCCGTCCAACCGCTGGAACCGTACTCATTGAGGATGGAGGTCCGCGTAGTGGTGGCCAAGGTGACGTGCCCTCCTTAGACATATTGAATGTAGATGTCCCCTGCCACACCGCCTGAGGGCGCAGCAGTGCCCGCGGTGATGTAGGCGCCCAGGCTGCGGCGCAGGGTGGCGTTGGAGGGTGCATAGTAGCGCAGGTAGGCGTCCTGGGAGCAATAGATGCGCGTGGGCGTGCCCGAGGCTGAACCGCTGACGGTGTTGATCCAACCGCAGTTGATGTAGCCATTGGCATCGGTCCTGACCACGACGTTAGCACCCGGGTGTGAGCCCTGGGTGGCGCTGCCCAGGGGCAAACCGCCCAAAGCGTTGCTGTTGCTGGCAGTGGTCGCGGTGGCCGCATTCCCGGTACAGGAGCCGGAGGACCCGGAGCAGTTGCCGGTGACATTGCCGGTCAAGGGCCCTGAGAAGGTGCCCGCAGTGACCGTGCCACTGGTCCAGATATTGCCTGCCAGGCCAATGGCGGCGCCTGGTGTGCCATTGTTGCAAAACACGATCTGATGACCGCCTGCCATGGTCCCGCCGGTGGTGTTGTTGGTGTGCTTGTAGGCGATGCCGTAGAGCGTGCCAAAGGTGGTGCCGTCGTCTAGGATGCTGTAAGCAGTGCCCATGGACCAGACATGGCCGATCTTGGTGGAGTCATAGGCGCCATAGATGCCGGCGCTTCGGGTAGCAGTGGGAACAGCAACCTTGCCAGTGAGGGTGCCGCCGGCCAGCGGCAGGTAGCTGTGGGAATGACTGGCTGCTGCCGCACCAACCTCGGTATGGGTGTAGCTGGGTTTGACGCTGGCCTTGGCCCAGGCATAGACATCACTGGCGGGCAGGGAAGCGGGGAAGTCCGTGATCTGCGCCTTGGTATGGGTGTGCACGGTGGCCGCAACCCCCAGTGCGGTGCGCGCCGCAGCAGCAGTGGTCGCACCGGTACCACCATTGGCAAGCGGGATGGTATGCGCGGTGGTAAAAGCGCTGGCAGTGCCCACCATGAGCTTCCAGTCCGAGGGCACGTAGAGCTCCTTGGCATTGGTAGCAAAGGCACCAAAGGCAGCACGGTCCTCACGCAGGTCAAAGACCTTGACAGCCTTGGGCACAGCACCCAGGTGCTCCACGGTGGTGAAGTAGTCAGACAGGGTGATCCTGGTCTCATAGATGTAGGCTTGGTTGATGGCGCCTGCGCCATAGGTCAGCGTGGTGTTGCTGGCAAGAGCTGTACCGGCAGCGGGCAACCAGGCAGTGGTCCCGGACTGGCGGTAGTAGGCCAGGGCCGTGATTGCGTTTGAGCCGATGGCTGAGAAGGTCAAGGTGGCCTTGGCGTTGATGTAGGTGCCAGTATTGCTGACAAGGCCGGTCGCAGTGGCACGGGTAAAGGTGACAGCAGAGATGCTAGGCGGACTGTAGTCCGTGACGGTGATGTTAAGGCTCTGGCTGGCAGTCCTTCCCCGGCTATCAGTGACAGTGACAGTAAAGTGCACGGTGCCATGCACCATGAGGGTGCTGGTGGTCCAGGAGGCACCGGCGGCATAGGTCAGGGCACCGCTGTCCTGGGTTGCGCCGGTGATGCGAAAGCTGGTGATGGTGCTGGCAGAGGCGCCAGCAGCAGTGAGCGCCAGCTTGCACTTGGACTTGGTCTTCACATACAAGGACCAATAGGCGCTGACCTGGCTGGCAGTGAAGGCGCTGATGGTGGGCAGGATGTTGGCAGGAACAGCGGCAGTGAAGGTGCGTGTATTGCTGCCCAGGGAGAGGCTGCCGTCAGCGGTGGTCTTGATGGTCTCCACCACGCAGGAAACGGAGAAGCTCACGGCACTGGGAGCGGCATTGTTCCAGCTCAAGGGCACTGCATAGGCATGTGTGTTTGTGCCGGCAGACAGGGCCAGTGTCCCGGAGCTGTAGCCGCTGGTGCTCCAGGTGATCTTGTGCGAATACCCGCTGTATGATGGTGAGATGGTGGCGGTGTTGGTGTCTGCACCATTGGCCGTGACCTGGCCTTTTGCCAGGGTGAAGGTGGACTTGGGCGGGACAGAGACCACAAAGGTGTAGGTGTTGGCGCCAATGCTGGTGGAGGCGTTGAAGGTCTCCACCTTGCAGCTTGCGGTGACTGAGGTCGTGGCCTTGGTGGTCGCGTTAATCCAGGTTTGAGGGATCATGTACTCGTCGTAGAGGTCCCCAGCAATGAGCGCAACCTCGCCAGAGGTATAGCTGGTGCCTGGGATGAACCAGGTGACCTTGTGGGTGTAGCTGGTTTCGGGTTGCGCTGTGAGGGTGATACCAATCTTGCTGGTGCCCGTGGCTACAATGTTGGCCACAGTGAGCGTGCCAGTGGATGGCGTGGTGACGGTTTTCAAAGTGCCATAGGCAGAGGACAAGGCGGAATTGACGCCCAGCGTGCTCCCCAGCACCAGCACCTTATAGGTATAGGTCGCGGCCGCCGTGGCTGCGCTGACACTGAGGCTGGCGCTGGTGGCAGTGGTCAGAACCTCCGCCAGGAAGGCATAGGCCCCACCATTGACGGAGCGGTAAACCTGATAGCCTTTGATGGGGTTGTTGGTGCCCGCACTCGCCCCAGACCAGGAGAGGGTACGAGTCTTCCCCGGTGCGACCTCAGAGCCACTGGCCACGGACACAGCAGTGGGAACGCCAGGTGCACCAACGGTGGTGGTAAGGCTGGCAGTGGCAGTGGAGAGCCCCGAGCTGCTGCGAGCGCCAATGGTCTTGATCTTGTAGAGGTAGGTAGCGCCATTGCTGGCAGGCGCAGTGACCGCCAAGGGTGATGCGCTGTCGGTGGCGAGCAGGCTGTAGCTCGTCCCGCCATTGGTAGAGCGGTGGATCTCGTAGGTGGAGATTGCGTTGTTGGTGCCCGCACCAGCGCCTGACCAGGTGAGGTTGTGGGTGGAGCTGGGCGCCACATGATTGGGTGTGCTCAAGGCAGTGGGTGCCGTGGGGTCCGTGACGGTGGTCTTGAGCGTGGCATAGGCACTAGACAGACCGCTGTCAAAGCCGGCCACCGTACCCAGGGTGATCACTTTGTAGTAGTACATGCTGCCATTGGTGGCGTGGGAGGTCACCACCAGGGAGCCACTGGTTGCGGTGGTGACTATCTTGCTGCCCAGCGCCGTATAGCCGCTTCCAGCAGTGGTGCTGCGATAGACCTGGTAGCCCGTGATGGCATTGTTGGTGCCAGCGCCCGCACCACCAAAGGAGAGCGTGTAGTCGCTGCCCGGGGCGACATCCGTGGGCGTAGTGACGGTTGTTGGCGCAGAACAAGGGCTGTAGGGCTCGGTGTAGGTGATGCTCAGGCTGATGCTGGAGTAGGTGACAGAAGAGCTATTGAGCTTGGTGGTGTAGTCATAGGGGTCCCCTGAGGGCGGCGGGTAGTTGGTGTTCATGGTGCTGGACTTGAAGCGCATGTTGAACACGAAGGAGGTACCGGTGATCAGGGCGTGGTTTAGGGTGGTGTTCCCGCTGGCCCAGGTGCCAGTGTGCGCATTGGTGCCGTTGATGGAGCAATCGCGCAGGGAGTAGCCATGGAGGGAACTGGAGTAGAGGGCATACATCACCACGCCAGTGATGGTGCTGCCAGCGGGGATGCCCTGGGCCAAGAGGTCGATGGTCGTATTCCCGTAGTAGGCCAGGGAGGGCGTGTCCAGGGAGGTGTTCCCGAAGGCATCGTTGTAGGCGTTATACGAGCTGGTCAGCGTCTTGTTGGCCAGGGTGATCACTTTGGTGGGCATTGCTTAACTCCTCCAGGTGGCAGTGAGCCCGCCATCCATCACGTCCAGGGTCATGTAGCCTTCCTGGGGGTTGCCAATGATGAACTGGCTGACAACCTCGGACGCGGTGATGTAGAGCTTGTTGTTGGAGATGTAGGCGATCTCGGCGTTGTCCTGCAGGAAGCTCAACTTCTGATTGGACAGGACCACCTTGTAGGGGCTGTCAGAGCGCCCCAGGGTCAGGCCGGTGGGCGAGAACTGCTGCCAACTCTCCACGCTCTCGCGGAAGGTGTTGAGCGCATCGCTGGCCGTGGTGCCGGCTGCCTTGGCCTCGGTGAACTTGGTGGTGATGCTGCCATTGACCACGGCAAGCTCCGTAGAGATGACCTCAGTCAGCTGCGTCTGACTGACCAGCGTGTCCAGGGCGGTAGCATCCGCCTTGGCAGCCAATGCTTCATTGAGCGGGTTCACCACATGCAGGGTGATGCTCTCGTTGCTGGACAGGTTCAGGGCAGAGGCGAAGTTGGAGGCGACCTTGTCAACCGTGAGGGTGCCCGCCTGGATGTTGGCAGCGGTGATGGTCTGGCCTGCGATCTCGTTGCCGGTGATGCTGCCAGAGAGGATCTCATTGGCGGTAATGCTGCGCGCTGCGATCTCATTGGCGGTGAGGCTGCCGGCTACGATGCGGTCAGCGGTAATGGAGCGCGGAGTCAAGGTGTCACCGTCCAGGGTGTTGATGCTCTGGGAGGTGAGCTCGCCCATGTTGTTGAGCGCGTAGACTAAGGAGGCATCACTGCCAGAGATGATGAGGCGCTCGACGGACAGCTCACCCGCGTTGATCTTGTTGGCGGTGAGCGTGACGATCTTGGCATCGGTGATGCTGCCGTCAGCGATCTGCGCAGTGGACACGGCCTCTTGGGCGATGAGGGCGTTGGTGATGGCGGCGTCCTGGATCTGAGCAGAGCCAATGGCCGCCAGGGCGATCTTGGCGCTGGTGACCTGGGCGTTGCCGATGTGCGCTTCCTGGATGGCGGCTTGCTGGATGTTGGCAGAGGCGATGGCGGCCAGGCCGATCTTGGTGTTGATGATGGCGGCATCCGCGATGTTGATGGAGTCCACCGCGCCCTCGCCAATGTGAATGGAGTCGACCGCCGCCTGGGAGATCTTCACCGAGTCAATGGCCGCGTTATCGATCTTCGCATTGGTGACAGCCAGGTCAGCGATCTTGGCCTGGGTGATGGCAGCAGAAGCGATCTTGGCGCTGATCACGGCCAGGTCGGCAATCTTCGCACTGTCAATGGCCGCATCAGCGATCTTGGCCGAGATGACAGCAGCGTCCTTGATCTTGGCCGACTCAATGGCCGCGTCCGCGATGTTGATGGCATCGATGGTGCCGTTTTGGATGTGGACAGAGGCGATGGCCGCCAGGTCGATCTTGGCAGCGGTGATTGCCGCGTCCCCGATCTTGGCCGAGGTGATGGCAGCATCCTGGATGTTCGCAGATTGGATGGCCGCCAAGGCGATGTTCGCGGTCTGGATTGCAGCCAGCCCAATCTTGGCCGTGGTAATGGCGGCATCGGCAATGTGCGCGGTGTCAATGGCAGCCGTCGCGATCTTGGCAGAGGTGATTGCCGCGTCCTCGATCTTGGCTGTAGAGATGGCGGCGTCCTCGATCTTGGCCTGCGTGATTGCAGCATCGGCGATGAGCGCATTGGTGATCTGGCCAAAGCCGATCTTGGCGGAGGTGATGGCTGCGGTATCGATCTTGGCGTTGGTGATCGCCGCGTCCTGGATGTTTGCGTTCTGGATCTGCGCCAAGCCAATCTTGGCTGAGGTGATGGCCGCGTCCTTGATGTTGGCGGTATCAATGGCCGCCAGGCCAATCTTGGCCGAGGTAATGGCGGCATCCGTGATGTGTGCAGATTCAATGGCAGCAGAGGCGATCTTGGCCGAGGTGATGGCAACATCCGCAATGTTGGCGCTTTGAATGGCGGCAGTAGCGATTTGTGCATTGGTAATGGCAGCGTCTGCGATGTTCGCGGTCTGGATCTGGGCGGTGCCAATCTTGGCGCTGGTGATCTGCGCGTCCTTGATCTTGGCGGTCTCGATGCTGGCGTCCTTGATGTGCGCAGTATCAATGGCCGCACTTTGGATGTGTGCTGAACCAATGGCTGCGGTCTTCACCTGCAAGGAGCCAATGGACATGGTCTGCAGGTGCCCGGTGCCAATGGCGCCCATGGCCAGCTTCATGCCCCGGATGCCGCCGGAGGGTAGCTGGCGCGGGGAGATCATGCTGCCGGCGATGGTTTCACAGGCCATGCCCAGGGTCATCTTTGCATACCGCTTGAGCAAGCAGTCATAGCTGTACTCGGTCAGGCGCAGGGCGAGCTCCAGGCCCAAGGTTCTGACAATCACGCGCACGCTGTCGCCCAGGAAGATGTCGCTGAGGGGTTTGTAGGCTGCGTACTCCTGGGTATCCGCGACATTGATGAAGTCCACATCAATGGAGATGTCAGGCAGGTCACAACCCTTGTCAAACTCCGCCCTGGCGGCAGCGCGCAGCTTGTCCTTGGCCTGGGTGAGGCTCATGTCCTCTCCAACCTTGGCCTCGCTGACGGGCAGGTGGATCCAGCGCGGGTGCGGGTAGCTGTTGATCTGCGGGCTGTCGATGTACTTTTCGTCCAGCATGAGGATGCTGCCATCCTCGTTTTCGCCCGTGGGCACGATGCGCGTGACCACATTGGCGTCGTCCACGTCATAGCGGATGCCCAGCAGGTTCTTCCCCTGCCGGATCTGGATGTCCGTGTCCCTGCCCACGCGCTTGACTGCGTACAAGTCAAACCAGTCCCTGGCCAGCTCGCCCGCGGTCTTGTCCAGCAAGCCTTCCTCACCCAATAGCGCTTCCATGGGGTTGGTGTGCTCAAGCTTCATTTCGTCCACTGCCTGGCTGAGGTCTGAGTAGATCTGAAAGCTATGCGGGGATTGGCAGGCTGAGAGGATGCCCTGGGCGATGATGGCACCGGAAGTGCCCTTTTGGGGTTGGTAGGAGAGGATCATGTTGTCCATGAGGTCATAGGACAGGTGCCGGGCATAGGCGGTGACCTGGGTGAGCTCCGGCTGGATGCGGTAGATCCGGAAGGGCTGGTCGCGCAATTGCTTGGGTGCGACCACTTGGCCGGTTGCGGTGACATTGGTGATCTCCGTGCGCACAAAGACCAGGTACTCGCTGCCCATGAACCCGCGCTTGCCGTCGGGTGTAATGACCTCAAAGAAGTCAGGGTTTGCAGTGCTGATGACCTGGACCTCACGGCCAGTCTTGTACTTGGCGAGGCTGGGTGAGCTGCGCGTAGCCCGGCTCCAGAGGTTGAGCAGCCCGCCATGGAAGGTGCGGACGCGGTAGATGTCCTTGCCCTCGGACTGCTGCATGAGCTTGACGCGGGGGGTCATGGCCGCAGGCACCGGGGCTTTGATAATGCTGCCCACTTGCAGGAAGGCCCACTTGTCCTGGTCGTCCAAGGGGTGAGCCAGCTGCAGCTCCCATTCGCCATTGAGGGTCTCATTGACCAGGCAGGAGGAGGGCGTGAGCACGCACAGGCCATTGCTGCTAAAGTCCGTCGCATCAGCCGGGAAGATGGAGATCATGGGCCCTCCTTTGCTAGAGCGTGCGCCAGTTGGGCGTGATCACGATCTGCGTCACACCGCCAGTCCAGCTGATGAGGTTCTGGCCTGTGTTCAGCAGCGGGTAATCGCCGGTCATGTGTTGGTTGTAAGAGGTGTAGTTCTTGTAGGTTTCCTTCAGTGGCGTGTCGATGGTCACCACACCGGTCAGCCCGACCAGCTCGATGTAGCTTGCCCCCAGGGTGATCTGCGCGTCCCCGGTTAAGGTGACCCTGAGCAGGGGCTCAGAGAACACGCCGCCCAGGTTGTTGATATAGGTGCCAGAAGTGCTCACGGTAGTGTCCGCGATGCCCGTTAAGTAGAAGAAGGGCTGACAGCGAAAGCTGACTGTGAAGCGCCGGTGCAGGTTTCCCCGCAGGATTTGCTCCAGGGCGATCTGGTTGACGATCCGGGCATAGTAAAAGCCACCCTGCCGGTTGGCGAAGGTGACCTTGCCCTCACCCTTGAGCCAGGCGAGGATGGTGTTGAGCTTGGTGGTGTCCGCGATGACGCAGGTGACAGTGAGCAGGAAATCATCGTAGACATCCACGCCTTCCAAGGTGGTCAAGGTGCCGCTCCTGCCACGCACTGCGGTGAAGGTAGCGCGCTCCGGCGGCCTGATGATCTCCGGCTGCTGCACCACACGGATTCCATGGGCCGTGCAGCGTACGCCCTTCCACTCAAACCAGTCGTTCAAGGGCATCCCTCCAATCAAAAAAGCCCCTGCTGGTTAGCAAGAGCGTAGGTTCTGGGGTGTGTTGCGGGGCTACTGTTTCCTAATCATGTCCACGCCATAGATGACAGCCAGGCTGGAGCCCCTGTCCCACTGCACGTGGATGCTGCCAGCGTCATCCACATAAAGGACCTTGCCGCCATCCCCGGGCTTGAGAAGGGTGTAGGGATCCTCCATCTTTTCCAGCACAACGCGTGTGCCGCTGGGGTAGATCTTCCTGAGCTGATCGACGATCTTCTGGTCAGGGAACTCGTTGAACATGGGCCAATCCTCCTTTTTGTTATGAATCCCTCAGCGCGCGCAGGATTGCAATCCATTTGCTAAGCCTGGCGCAGTCCCCTGGATTGGTGCTGGCGCCGTGTGAGCGCTGCAATCTGGATGGCCAGGGCTTGGATGTCTTGCTCGTCGCGTACCTGGAAGGTGTTCCCGGACAGGGTGACGCTGCTGGATTGGTTGTAGGTTCTGCGGTTGTCATGCGCGGCATAGGCAAGGGCACTGGACTTGGCAGAATCGGTCAGGTAGCGCGCAGCGTTTGCGACAACGCGTGCCTGGGCTTTGCTCTCCAGGACCAGGCCCTGCCCCCAGCCCTTCATGGTCATGCGTCCAACCTCGTCGCGGAACACGTGGGAGGGTGAGCGGATGTCCAGCTCACGCTTGGCAGCAAGCACGGCGGCGCGGGCAGCGTCGACCATCGCCCGGACCACGCCGGACTGCCCAGCACGAATGCCAGCGCTCAGACCCGCCATGGCCATGAGCCCCTGGGGATAGAGCATGCCTGGGTGAAAGAGGTTTGATACCGCCTGCAAGAAGCGCTCAGCCAAGGACTGGGCTGCGCTGGTCAGGTCATAGGCAGAGAGGCCCTGGCCGATGCCCGCGGCTGTGTTCTCGCCAACAGGGATCATGCGCGTACTGGGTGACTGGATCCCAAGCGCTGTGTTCAGGGCAGCCTCGAGGTTCCCGGCGGTGGTCTCCGCATCACTGGTCCAGCCTGCCTGCGCCATGGCGCCGCTGATGCCTGCCACGATGTTTTCACCCACACCGGCGGTCTCCAGGGAGGAGACAAAGGTGAGGATGGCTTGTAGGTTGGCCATGTCCTCTTCGCTGACCGCTTCGCCTGCCTTGATGGCAGCGACCACTTCCGCGACATAGGTTTGAAGGCCTGCCAGGTTCTCTCCGCTCATCTTGCTGCCCAGTTCCTGGTTCACAGCGCCTCTTGCGCCCAAGCCGAACCAGTCAAAGTCCAGCAGCCCGCCCTTCATGCCGATGTAGTTCTTGAGCTGGGTGTTGAGCATCTTCACGATGCTGATGGTGCTATATCCCCACTTGCCACTCATGAAGTCGCCAGGGCTTGTTACTTCCTCAGCCGCTTGGGCAACCGCTTCAGGGGTGCCAGATACTTTGGGGGTGATGAGCACATGCATGGTGCCATCCGCCTCATAGGCCATGAGCGTGTCCGCGGTGATCTTGTTGGCCGGCACCAGGTTGACAGGGATCAGCTTCCCGTTCTCCCAGAACACGGTGTTGGGATCGTTAAGCACATCTGATGGGTTGTCGTACTTCTCAGAGACGCGGACCACACCCTTGAGGTTCACCGGATAGTTTTCCACAAAGGCGTTGTAGGCGGTCAGGTCATAGCCCACAATGGCGACCTGGGCAGCAATCGAGGTGGGCTTGGTCACGCCCTCCTGGTCCTGGTAGGCGGTGATGATGGCAACAAGCTCGGCCTTGAGCGCGGACTTGTCTACATTGCTCGCCTCTGCATACGCGCTGACCACGGCATCAATCTGGGGCGAAGACAGCTTGGTGATGTCAATGCCCTCGGCCTCCAGGTAGCTGGTGATGGTGGCAGCAAGTCCACCAGGCGTGAGCGCGGCCGTGGACGCACCGCCAGTCGCCTCCTCATAGGCCAGCACAAAGGCGGTCAGCCCAGTGGGGGAGAGGCCTGTGACATCCACCTGCTTGTCTTGCAGATACTTGGCGATGTAGGCCGTGATCTGGTCCGGGGTCAGGGTAGAGACGTCCGCGCCGGCGGCCAGCTCTTTGTAGGCTGCGACCATGGCGGTGATGTTGGTGGGGTTAAGCCCGGTGATGTCCGTACCCAGGACGGATTCTGCGTAACTGGTGACATAGGCGACCAGCCCTTGAGGGCTTAGCGAGGCTTTGTCAGCGCCCTCAGGCACCTCGGTGTACTTCTCAATGAAGGCGGTGACCTTGGGCTGCAGCATGATCGCGGTTTCAGACTCTGTGTATCCGTCAATCACTGCCTGGGTGGTGATGGCGCCAGGGTTGCTGGCAAACTCGCTCCAACGCGTCTGCGCGCCGGTCATGTCAAGGTCGGTTGCGATTTTGAGCACTTCCTCAGGCAGGGCGCCTGTAAACATCTCATGGAGTCCGGTCAGGGTGCCCTTGTGATCGGTCACAAACTGCGAGAGCGCTGCCATCTGTTCCATTTGCGAAGTGAAGTCGATCTCCGGGAAGAGCGCATTGACTTGCTCCACGCTCATCCCACTGTCCAGCAGTGCCTGGATCTGGGTCAGGATGCCCAGGTACTCTGTGAGCGCACCCTCGTCCATGCCCTGGGTGAGTTTGTTCATCTCATCCAACGCATTGGCCATGCCCTGCTGGTCGTTGTTGGATTGTGCCAGGTTGTACAAGCGCAGTTTCTCCGTGAGCTTGTCCAGGTCCCCGCCTGCTTTCTGGATCTCCGCTTGGTTCCAGACCGGCAGGATGAGGCTGGACAATAGGTCCGCATACTCCTGGGCCGCTAATTGACGGTCTTCAAGGTAGCGGGTGTTCAAGGCTGCCAGGGCGGCTTCCCGCTGCGCGCCATCCTGCATGAGCTGGATTAATTGGTATTCCTTGTCGTACTGTGCATCCAATTGCGCGTTGATCGCAGCCATGCCCTCCGCCGAGGCGACCACGGCGGCCTCATACACCAGGACATCCGCATCGGACTGTCCACGGGCGTGCGCGCGAGCGAGCTCGGCTTCGACCTTCTGCCGGATGCTTTCAAAGCCCTCCGCGTCTGCGGCTGTCAGCTTGTACTTGATCTCCAGCGCTTCCCGGGTGTCCACCAGCTCCTTTAAGCGCAGCTTGTCCTTGTCAGTGAGCTTCCCGGACTGTCGGCGTTTGAGCAGGCGGGCGATCTCCTTGTCCAGGCCATCCAGGGTTTGAATGTCCGCTGCCATCTGCTCAGACAGCGAGGTGTAGCCGGCGTCCTTTGCGTCAAGCTGCATGCCCTTGAGGGCGCTGCGGGTCTGCTCGGTCAGGTCTTGGAAGGATTCGGTCCACTCCTTGACCACCGCTTGCTTCTTGTAACGGCTGCCTGCCCAGACATCCAGCAAGCCATTCATCCACTCCGTGGCGTTTTGCTTGTCACGGGTGAAGTCGTCCGCCGTCATGTCAAAGAAGGAGAGGCCGCCTTTTGCATAGAAGGTGTCTGCAGCACTGGACTGCCAGGCCTTGGCTGTCTCCTGCATTCCTTGCAGGGCTTCCCGTGCCTTCTTGGCGCCCGTGGCATAGTCCACCAGCTTCACCGCACCGTAGATGATCGCGGCGGAGAGCGCGGCCATGGCCAACTTTGAGCTGGCCACTGTCTTTACAAAGCCGCCCAAGCCGCCACCGGCCATCTTGATGTTTGCGGAGAACTTGCCCATCCCAAGGCTGAACTTTCCCAGGCCCTTCGATAATTGACCGATAGCGCCCACGGTCTTTCCCAGGATCAGGAGTGCAGGACCAATGGCCGCTGCAAAGCCCGCGAACTTGATGATCGCCATGCGCTGACCTTCGTCCATGCTCAGGAAGGCTGCCAGCAGCTCATGCGCGCGGTCGATGAGCCCTTGGATCGCGGGGTTCATGTCGTCACCCACCTTCTGAGCAAACAGCACGGCGGTGTTCTTGAGGTTGGTCAGCCGGCTCTGGGTGGTGGCATAGCGCTTGCTGGCCTCGTTGGTCAGGGCGCTGTTGTCTTTCCAGGCCTTGTTCGCTGTGACCTGGGTATCCCGGAACAACTGGGTCGCATTGGTCGCACGCATCAGGGTGTCCCTGAGCCTGACCTCGCTGATGCCGATCTCCTGCAGGGTTGCAATCGCGCTGGCGCCCTCCTCATCCATCTTCGCAAGCCCGCCAATGAAAGCCTGGAAGGCCTCGGCAGGGTTGCTGTCCCAGAGCTGCTTGAACTGCTGGGTGGTCAGCCCGGAGACCATGGCGAAGTCCTTGAGCGCTTGACCACCGGTCTCCGAGGCAACCTCCATCTTGACCAGGGCTTTTGAGAAGGCTGAGCCGCCCATCTGCGCCTCAATGCCAACGGCAGAGAGTGCAGTGGCAAAGCCCAGGATTTGCGCTTCACTCAAACCCACCTGGTGCCCGGCGCCTGCCAAGCGCATGGACATCTCCAGGATCTGGGACTCAGTGGCCGCGTAGTTGTTGCCCAGGTCGACCAGGGCTGAGCCCAGGTTTTGAAACTCCGCCTGGTTCATGTCAGCAATGTTGGCAAACTTCGCCAGGGTGAGGGCTGCGTCATTGGCTACGATGTCCGTGCTGTTGCCCAGGTCGATCATGGTCCTGGCAAAGGTCATGAGGTGTTCATTGGAGATGCCCATCTGCCCTGCGACCGCGACGACCTCTGCGATGTCCGTGCCCGAGGCCGCGACCTGGGTGGACATCTGCTTGATTTCATCTGAGATCGCCGCAAACTCCTCCTCAGTCGCATCGACCGTCTTCCTGACGGAGGTAAAAGCGCTCTCAAAGTCAATGGACGACTTGATGGCCGTGGCACCCAGTGCCAGGATGGGCGTGGTCAGTGCACGCGAAAAGCCCCGGCCTGCGCTCACCAGGGACTTGGAGAGCGCTTCGCTCTTCTTGGCAAAGCTGTTCAGGTGATCCCCGGCCCGGGTCCAGGCGGACTGCTGGCGATACAGCTCCAGGGTCAGCTTCTTGAGCTCGGCTTCGGTTGCTTTGAGCTCGGCCTTTGCATTGTTGAGGTTGGTGGTGACCTTGGACACCGCGTCCGCATTGTTCTGCAGGGTCTTGCTGTTGGACTTGATCTGGCCTTCCAGCAGCTTTACCCTGTCCTTTGCAGCCTGCGTCTCCGCCTTGAAGCGCTCCAGGTTCTGCTTGGCCGCGATTGTCGCAGAGTCTGCATCCCCCAAGGAGGCACGCAGGCGGTTGTACTGCTGGCCTGCAGCAGCAACCTCGCCCTTTAGGCGCTCGTATTCCTGGCGTGCTTGGCCCAAGGACTGCTTCATCTGCTCCTGGCGCGCATGGGAGTCCACGAGTTTCTGGTTGCTCTGCACCAGCGCACGGGCGTATTGGTCGACAGCGCGGGTTTGCTCCTTTTGCTTTGCAGACAGCAGGGTTAGCTTCGCTTCCGTCCCCTGGACGCTCTTCTCAAAGCCCGCAACACCAGCACCCGCCAAACGAAAGCTGCTCTCAGCCTCCTTGATCTGGTGGTTGATCGTGCGCAGGTTCCTGGAGAAGTTGTCGCTGTCCAGGGAGAGCGCTACCACCAACTCGCGCAGGACTTCGCTCATGTGGACACCTCCGATGATTCATTCCAGGGGGAAAAAGAAAAGTTTTAGACTTTGAAGTCCAAAACTTTCAGGAAACAGAAGTTTTAGACTTTGAAGTCAAAAACTTTTGAAGTATCGGCCTAATCAGATAAGTATCAGAACAATTCATAGCTGCGATTAGGCAGATACTTGGAAAACAGACTACAAATGCACCAATATTCAGTTTTGGAGTGTTGCTAAAACTGAAAGATGGTGCATGAACTGAGGGCTATTGATCAAGGATCTTTGGATTTTGCTTAAATCTGGCTTTCAATGAAGGACTACAACTCGATGTTTTTGCAGCCCTTCATTAAAATGATACGATATAGTAGATCTAGTCAGAGATGAATGGTGAAGCAAAATTGCATAGGGAAAGCTCAGAAATCCGCACAATGAAATTGCGGAAATTTGTAAAGCAAAATGCCTGAAAATTGTAAAGCAAAACGCCTGAAAGTTGTAAATCAAAACGCCAGAAATCTGTAAAGTAAAATTCCAAAAAATTGTAAAGTTGCGTCTTGATAATTCTTGAATTACTAGGTATACTGCGGAACAGGAGGTGCTCATGAGCGAGTATATAAGTCGTTTGGTTGACCAACAATTAGCTAACGAACTTGACGCGTTTGGCGCAGTCTATATTACCGGTCCAAAGTGGTGTGGAAAAACAACTACCGGGATGCAGCAAGCAAAGAGTTATCTTTTCTTGCAGGATCCTGACAACCGTCAGCAGTACCTGAACATGGCAGCACTTGAGCCATCGCGTTTGTTGGAAGGTGAGAACCCTAGACTAATCGATGAATGGCAAGATGCGCCTCAACTTTGGGATGCAGTTCGGTTTGAAGTAGACAGAAGGTCAAAGGAAGGACTGTTTATTCTAACGGGGTCTACAACAGTTGACCCTCAGAAGATAGCCCACACAGGTACCGGGCGCATCACTCGCCTCAACATGAGAACGATGAGTTTATTTGAGTCTGGGTTCTCAAACGGACGGGTTAGTCTGAAAGCGATATTTGATGGTGACGAGATCTCAGGGAAATCAGAGCATACGATATCGGAGGTTGCTGAACAAATCGTGAGGGGTGGTTGGCCAGGCTCATTCAATAAATCATATGAGACGGCTAAACGGCAGGTCGCAGGATACTGCAGAAGTATTATGGAAACGGAGATATCGGAGCCTGATGGTATAAGCAGAGATCCTCAAAAAGTCAAAGCTGTTTTGAAGTCATACTCACGCCATGTTTCCAGTTCAGCATCAATGACGACGATAACCAAGGATGTAAGCGAATATTTCAACCCCTTAAGCCGCGTCACTGCTATTGACTATATTTCGGCCCTAGAAAAGATTTATGTTGTTGAGGAATTGAAAGCCTGGAGTCCACGCCTTCGTTCAAAGACAGCGATCGCGATCAGCCCAACCAGGCATTTTGTAGACCCAGCAATTGCAGCACATTTTCTTGGCGCAGGAGCGAGTGATCTCATGAATGATCTGGAGACCTATGGCTTGTTGTTTGAGTCTTTGGTGGTGCGTGACTTAAGAATTTATGCAGAAAGCTTAGGCGGGAGTGTTTACCACTATCGTGATCACAGTGGTTTGGAAGCCGATGCCATTGTTCATCTGCCCGGGGGAAAATGGGGAGCGTTTGAGGTAAAACTTGGGGAGGCCTGGATTGAAGAAGCAGCAGGAAACTTGCTCAAACTAAAGGATAAAATCGATACGGACAAAACAAAAGCGCCTTCATTCTTGGGTGTGATCTGTGGAAGCGGATATGCCTATCAGAGGAAAGATGGCGTGTATGTCATCCCGATAGACTGTCTCCGCAACTGAGTAAAGAAGCAAGGCTATATGGCATTATTCGCCATACACGGCCACACCTCGTCAATGAAGGCGGCTCTGGGTTCCAAGCTCTTCTGTTCCTTCTTTGCATCCCAGGCCCTGAGCCGTAAGTACCCGAGCATGTCCATCTGGTCGATCTCCTGCATGCGCCAGCCTGACTTCAACAGCGTGTTATAGGTCGCGTACACATACTCCGGTAAGGTCAGGGCGTCAGGCTCTGTTCCTCCAGGATCTCCTGCGCCTCCTGGCTTACCGGTTTGGTAGGGAAAGCGTCCAGCACCTCTGTGGTCTGCGCCTGCACCGCCATGATGGCCAGCGCGATATCATGCATCAAGCGATCGGCTGGGTAGTGGTCATACACCGCATCGGGCGAGAACTGGTTACCAAAGAGGATACAGAACCACTTGACCATGGTGTCCAGGGCCTCGGGGATTGTCAGGCCCTCGTCCTTGACCTCCTGCCCTTCCACCGCAGCCTTTGATAAGGCAACCAGCCTTGCATACATCTTGGAAGCAGGCTCCATTTCCCGAAGCGCGCGGCCGGACACAAAGTCCACGCTGTACTTCTTATCACCCAGGGTACAAGTAACCATGGAATCCCTCACTTTCAAAGGAAGCACTGCCGCCCAGTATCCAGCTGAGCGGCAGTACTGTTATAGACTTATCAGGGTGTGACGGTGAAGGTCGGGTCATAGACCGAGTCCAGGAAGGTAGCGCCCAGGGCGGCGGTGAAGCCGTTCTCGCCCTCGTCCGCAATGGCCTGGTAGAGGCTGTCATGGGTGCGCTTGATGGCAGTCCACTCCACTTCACCTGTCTGGCGGGTAATGGTGCCGCCCTCCTTGGTCGCATAGGTTTCAGTGATCGGTTTCGCCCTGACCTTGTACAGCCAGACATAGCGGAACTTGCCATTGGCTTTCTCGGACTTGAACCCAACAGCAAAGTAGGGCGGCTTGTCCACTGAGGCGCGCACCAGGACACCCTTGTCGTCGATCTTGTTGCCGAAGATCGCTTCCTGGATCTGCAGCGGGATGTCCGCCATCTTGGTCTTGAAGGAGAGCTCGGGGTCCGGGTAGAGGACATCGAACTCGATGTCGTCCGCATACTGGACCTCGGGGTCACTGTTCTCCGGGGTGATGGTCGCTTCAATCGCGCCTGCGACCAGTTGCAAAGCGCCATAGGTGATGGTCGTTTCCGTGTCCACACTCAAGGGCGCCAGGACCATGTTTTTTAAGCCCACCGTACTGGATACGACAGGCGATGCAGTAGCTGGCATAGCCAACCTCCTTATCGATTTGTGATTTCATCGCGCAAAACGCGCTTCATTTCTTCAAAGGCCTCCGGTGCCTTCACGTCAAAGGCAGGCCGCACAAAGGGATGCGCAGGCGCTGGCGCCGGTCCGCCATGCCCGAACTCCACAGGGTTTGCGTAAAATGCGCCCTTTTCCTTGTGGTGAACGCCAATGGTGATCCGCTTCCCACCACCCTGGCGCTTCTTCACGCTCCCGGTGTGGATTGAGCCATGCAGATCACCGGAGATGATCTTGGGGTCGCTGGACGCGTTTTGGAGCATCTGCTGCTCAATGGGCGCGGCGCCTGCCTGCAGCGCGCGGGTCACCCCGGGTCCTTGCTCCAGGGCAGCTGCCATGTTGATCAGGTCATCCTGCAGGTCATTAAACCCGCGCAGTTCAACTGCCATCTTGAACCTCCTCATACAGGCTCCAGGTCCATTGCACTGAGAACAAACGCGTCTGGCTGTCATAGGCAGGCTGGTTGTAGCCTTTGTCGCTTTCCTCCACCATGCCAAAGCCAGCGGCGTACATCATCTGGCGCACGCGCTCCTTGGTCGATGTTGGGTCACTCACGCTCCAGAGGTTCAGGTACACATAGGTGCGCCTGGCGATCACCTGGTCGTCATAGTGTGTTTCTTCCTTGGTGGTAGACGAGTAGACCAGGTACTGGGATGGTGGGTTCTGCTGGCCGTCAGTCGGTCGCCAAATGCCAGCGAACACCGGGACACCCAGGTCCTTGAGCGCAAGCTGCACCTGTTTCATCAGTTGATCCCCTTCACATTGGAGGCCTTGAGGCCCAGGTAGCGGCGCTTGAACTCGTACTCACCCAGGGTGATGATGCGCCACTTCTCGTTGAGGAAGCGCACCCACATCCCCGGCTTGATGTCTGGGCGGTGGCGGATGGTGAAGTTAATGACCGCCTCTGCGTTATCGCTGTCTGAGGCCCTAAAGTGCTGGTTGCCGGCGTCCGTGGCCGAGGCCCAGACCTTGCAGATCACAGTGTCCACGGGCTCCGGATAGCCGTTCTCGTTGATGGTGTTGTCGGTCTTGCCAATCTCCACCAGGTGCCGGAGGTTGCCCGGGTGTGGATTGAATTCAAAGTTCTTATATCCCCGCACCTTTCATCCCTCCCTTAGAACATGGCTTGTACATCCCTGTGCGGGTAGAGCAGGTTTTCAAAGGCCATGCGCATGGTGAGATAGATGTGCTTATCAGGGTTGTCTCG